GTGCATCATGGCTCGAACTAATCGAATAGCAAGCCATTATGCTAACGCATTGATGGATGAAGGGTGGGTGTTCAGTCGCAATGGTCATCCAAGCATACAAGCGAAAACCTATGAAGCGATAGTCGATTGGGAGCAATGGTGTAAGAACGACCAGATAAGCGGCCAGCAGTTGCGGAATATCTATACGTTGATGTCGGTAGGTGTAGGGTTCACCAGGGGCTATGGTCCAAGGTCCAAGGCATTGCTGGGCATTGACCCAGAAGTTTTTATCACAATGAACCAAGCAAAAGATTCGTATGGCTTACTGGTCAGCGACACGATGCGGTGGCATCAGTCGTTAGATAAAATCGACACAGACACTCGAAACTATATTTTAAGCGCCCTCAAGCGTGGGGACAATATAAAGAATCCACGCATTAAAATAAACACCATTCATGGAATGAAGGGCGGTGAATGCGACAACATACTTGTCATACCAGACTTATCTCATGCTGCTTACAAGCAGTACCAAAGAAACCCAAACATGGAGCACCGGGTATATTACGTTGCCGTTACTCGAACGAAAGACACATTACATATACTTGAGCCAACGACTGACGCTTATTACTCGCTTTAATTATGCAAGAAGATTTATTTAACGAAGTAACGTGGACTCCGCCGGCGGAGTTGCCAAATTTGTCTGGTGAAAAAATCATCGCCATAGATTTAGAAACAAAGGACCCTAATTTAATTAGCCGTGGCCCAGGGTGGGCTAGAGATGATGGAAGAGTGATTGGTATCGCAGTAGCTGCTGAGGGATGGAAGGCATACCTGCCGATTGCCCACGAAGGCGGCGGTAACATGGCAAAGAAAACCGTACTAAAGTGGATGCAAGACCAGTTGAACCACGGCATGTCTGTAGTTTTTCATAACGCTCAGTATGACTTAGGGTGGATGATGACTGAAGGGCTCACAGTTAAAGGTAAGATTTTAGACACCATGATAGCCGCACCACTACTTGACGAGAACCGGTTTAGTTACAGTTTGAACGCACTTGGAGCAACGTATTTAGGCGAACGAAAGAGCGAGGAAGAGTTACGAAGAGCCGCGCACCAGCACGGCGTAGATGCAAAAGCTGAGATGTGGAAGCTTCCGGCTGCAAGGGTTGCCGGGTATGCTGAAAAAGATGCAGAGCTGACGCTCAAACTATGGCATGTGCTACACCCTAAGTTGATAGCTGAAGACTGTGAGAAAATACTAGAGCTAGAAACAGCGCTTCTTCCTATCATATTTGAAATGCGCCGTAAGGGTATTCGAGTAGACTTAGAAAAGGCGGAGAAGACGAAGAAAGACCTCCAGGCTAGAGAGAACAAACTACTGCGAGAAGTTAAGAAAGAAACAGGTGTAGACATTGAGCCATGGAACGCAATTAGCTTATCAAAAGCCTTCGACAGCTTAAAGCTAACCTACGAGAGAACAGAGAAAAGTGGAGCTCCAAGCTTCACCAAGCACTTTCTTAAATCACACGCTCACCCAGTTGCTAAGAAGATACTAGAGATCAGAGAGTACAACAAAGCCAACACTACGTTTATTGACACCATACTAGGTCATCAACACAACGGACGTATCCATTGCCAGTTTAACCAACTGCGTTCAGATGAGGGCGGCACAGTGTCAGGCAGGTTTAGCTCATCGCACCCTAATCTACAGCAGGTTCCTGCACGACACCCTGAAATAAAGACCATGATCCGTGGTCTATTCTTGCCGGAAGAAGGTTGCCAGTGGGGTAGCTTTGATTACAGCGCCCAAGAACCACGGTGGCTGATGCATTTTGCATCGTTGACACCAGACACTCGCGACCACCCAAAGGTTAAAGAGATTGTTGCTCAGTATCAAAAGGACGATTTAGACTTTCACCAGATGATAGCTGATTTGGCTGGGGTAGAACGGTCTCACGCCAAGACAATTAACCTGGGGATTATGTACGGAATGGGGCTTGGTAAACTTGCCTCTGTGTTAGGCGACATACCCTTTGAAGAAGCCAAAGCTTTGCGTAAGGATTATGATGAAAAAGTACCCTTTATCAGGGACTTAGCAGCAGCGGTAATGCGCGCGGCATCGCAGAAGGCTCAGATTAGAACAATGATGGGCCGCAAGTGTCGCTTTCCAATGAGAGAGCAGCGCTCCTACAGCCGGCTAAACAAGCCTATCCACTTTGAAAAGCTCGAAGAGCAGTGGCAAGAAATATTAGATACACCCATGGACGAGCGGCCAGATAAATGGGGCACACTAGAACCGTCCAGGTATCGTGTTGCGTTTACTTTTAAAGCTTTAAATCGGCTGATACAGGCTTGCAGCGCAGACCAAACTAAAGTTGCCATGCTTCAATGCTACGAAGCCGGATACACACCCATGCTGACAGTGCATGACGAGCTGTGTTTTTCTATTGAAAACGAACCAAGCGTTAAGGAGATAGTAGATATTATGGAAAATTGTGTGCCAGAGATGAAAATACCATCAAAAGTAGACTACGGATTATCAAAAAACTGGGGGTTAGCTAAGTAATGTCATATTTAATGAGTAACATTCCGCACTTTAAATGCTGGGTCAGGAAAGAATTCACACACAACCACGAAAAATACCAAGGAGAATTTGTTCACGCTATGGCTATTGCTGTAGCGACCGTTCCTGACAGGTGTTTAAGCTTTCATCTTGTGTTTACCGGAGCAGAAAGCGATATAGACGATACGGAAAACATCCATGGAGGAGCGATGTGGGCTCGTATGCCAATTACTGCGTTAGTTGCCGATACGCCCTTAAACGAATGGCCAGAACAACTACCCGTACCCTTAGCTCAACCCTGGGACTGTAGCTCCCACCACCATGCGGTTTTTCGCCTAGAAAGGGTGTCATCTAGCCCGTGGTTGTGTAAGATAGATGGTGAGTTTCATACTGGACGGTATATGTTTACCGTTGAGTATACTGAGAGCGATATTGCGGATGACCCAGCGCAACACAAACAGAGTCATGTTATTGAGTTGACAGACGCTGGAAGGTACACTGGTAACATCGTGGCATTGCCAAACAACAGGGTAAGAGCAACAAGCCCTGCATTATGGGAAACAGGTGATGGACCACCTGACTTTAAACCAAGTCAATGGGCTCATAGCGCGGAATGTGATGACAGCTATATGGACCCTAGTATAACATTTGACAACTTATATGCAGGAGAGCAAGAAGATGATGAAGAAGAAAGGTTACTCGAAGGGCGGGATGAAGAAGAAGGGCTACGCTAAAGGCGGGATGCCCATGAACCCTGAAACTGGTACGCCAACATTTGTTGGTGACGGCAAAGGTAAAATGTCTGCTGGAGGCTCTGCGGTTTCAAAAAGTTTTTCTAAAACAATTTCTAAACTATTAGGTGAATCTGGAAAAACTATTTCTGATTCTGATAGAACTAAAGTTGCAAAAATTCTTGGCGACGAGTCTGGAAAAACTATTTCTGACTCTGATAGAGCTAGATTAAAAACAATAATGAAGCGCAAAGGCGGTGGCTCTGCGATGAAGAAGAAAGGTTACTCGAAGGGCGGTGCGATGAAACGCAAAGGCGGCGGTTCTGCGCTAAACAAGAAGGGCTACGCTAAGGGCGGAGCTACTCGCATATTCTAGATGGCTAGAGAAAGAAAAAAACCTATCCCTAAAACTACCAAAGGGAAAGGCGCCAATTACCGCCCCACTAAATCTGGGGCGGGGATGACGAAAAAAGGTGTTAAGGCTTACCGCAGTAAAAATCCTGGCAGTAAGCTAAAGACAGCGGTTACTGGAAAAGTTAAAGCAGGAAGTAAAGCCGCCAAACGCCGTAAGTCATATTGCGCTAGGTCTTTAGGTCAACTGAAAAGAAGTTCGGCTAAAACAAGAAACGATCCTAATTCTAGGATAAGACAAGCTCGAAGAAGATGGAGATGCTACTAATGGCCACTAAAGATGCGTGTTATTCAAAAGTTAAAGCTCGATACAAAGTGTTTCCATCAGCATACGCTTCCGGGGCAATTGCTAAATGCAGGAAAGTTGGAGCCAGTAACTGGGGCAACAAAACAAAACGTGCAGAAGGCGGAATAACTGTTACAACCAACGGATGTGGTTCAGTGATGTCTAGGCACGGTGGACGGAAAGTCAAAATATACTAATGGCTGTTCGTAAAACAAAAAAAGGCGCTGATCTTAAACGCTGGTTTAACGAAGAATGGGTTGACGTAAGAACAGGTAAGCCCTGCGGAAGAAAGAAAGGTGAGAAAAGAGGAACGCCTTATTGCAGACCAAGCAAACGTGTTTCTAAGAAGACACCTAAAACATCTACAGAGCTTACTGCGGCAGAAAAGAAGTCTAGAATTGCTCAGAAAAAACGATTAGGGCAGCCACCTGGCAAGCCTAAAAGAGTTGCATCTGTTAAAAGAAAAACAGTTAGGAAACGAACAGCCTAGCGACGTTAGTAAGCGCCCCAAATTTTTACTTTAGTACCGCCCCAATATTCTACGGCAAGGCCAGCGTCTATAAGTTTTGCGTTAATGCTATTGCCGTTAAAATCCCACAACACACCCAGTATTCTTCCGTACTTACCACGCCCTTGAGATTCTAAAACAAAACCGTCATACGTCAGTTCTTTTAATAGCTCTTTGGCTTCTAGCCCAAGTTTCTTTTCAGCAAGGTCCCTGGTCCGTGATTCAGGGGTATCTATTCCAACAAGCCTAACTCTTTGCTTTGCAAGAACAATCTTGAACCCTAGATCTATGTTTACGTCAACGGTGTCTCCGTCAACAACTCTGTCTAACGTGCATTTGTAAACGAATGGTTTAACGTCCATGTAGGTCTGTCCTCGGTATGTTCCAATTGCCTTCTGGTGCAGGTGCAGCAAGCATTCTTTTTACTAATCTTTCTGCCCGGTTAGGGACCTGTATGTACCATCGTGAGTCAACCATAGCATCTGCCGCGCCAACCCAATTAAAATCTTTTACGCATTTCTGCATGTCTTTAAACAAAGACAATCGAGTTCTTCCCAGGTTAAACATCATGTTAGCAATAATTAGCTGCACTTCCTCCGGGTACAAAGAAAAGTCTTCGTACAACACAAGACAATCTGCAACAGTTGTCTTAATGTCTTTTTCAAAGCACTCGCTAACTCTGTCTTCTGTTACAGGAGTGCCTTGCTTTAAATTGTACTCAAGGTCGCTGGGCGTAACTAAATGACCAATACCAAATGTTTTTTTGCCTAGATGGTCTAAGTATACCTCATAAACGCAGCCTTCATCTTCAGCCAGTTCTTTTTTAAGTTGGTCTATGTTCATCCCATTAGCCCTGCTATGCCCATTCGAGCTCGTTCTCGTTCAACTTCGCTTGCGTTCATAGATAGTTTTTTTGGATAAGGTACAGGACCTAACGAAGGATTTTCAGGAGTTGGCGGTTTGTTAAACATGTTTGGGTCTACCTTTATGCGTTCTTTAATTTGGTCTAAAGATAAACCGGAAGGAACATTAACATTTTTAACTTCTTCTCGCAGCATCATTCCTTGAGGGCTTTCCCTGTCTTGGCCAACAGCCGTTGTTCCTGTAACCCTCAAAATCTCTCTGTTTCCAATATCTACAAACTTGTTTAGAAAATAGCCAAACTCATTACCCGGTGTTTTTTGAGCAAATTCTTCTGGAACCAAGCCATCTTTAATAGCTTGGTTGTATAACTTAGATCTCATTTGCGGAGAAAGAAGAATTTTTAAAAAATTAGGGTATCTAAAAAGTCTTGCTAACACGCCGGAAAGAGCTAAACCACCAGCCGCTGTTGCAGCAGTAGCAAAATGACCAGCTATTGCAAGACCTATACCTCCCGCAGCGCCTAATCTTGCAATTGAACCGGCTAAACCAACGCCTGGCTTGTCTACATTAGATAAGCGAATAGCATTAGAAGCTAATTTTTTTAAGCCGTTAAAAGTTTCTTTTCCTAATACTTTTTCAAGAACGCCTTTTTGATTATTTTTATCTAAAACATTAAGAAAGTTTTTACCCCAAGCTCCGGTTTGCACAGCATCTTGCCCGGCTGATGTAAATAAGGTGTCAAAATCAGCGCCTTTAAGAATACTTCGCAAAGTAGCTTCTTTTAGGCCGCCTTCTTTAACAAGCTCATCTCTGCCCACTGTTTTTAATAATTGCTCATAGCTTTTAGGGTCTTTTAACACTGCTTGAACAATATCATCGGCTGAGGATATTTCACCTTTAGCAATAACGGAAGCAAGCGCTGTTCGGCTAGCTTCAGCAGCTTCATCTACAGTATTTTTAATTGCTTCTGCTTGGAGCCTAAGACCATCGTCGCCTATACTTCCAATTTGTCGAGAAAAATCATCAGCACTTTTTGCGCTAAGAAGATAAGCGTCTCCAAGAGAATCCCTAAGAATTTTAGCGTTAGTAGTTCCAAAAAGAGTATCTTGAACCCCTGTTCCCAACCCTTTAAAAGCACTGTTTAACGCTACTCCGTTGATAGTAGTAGCATTTGCAGGTCCTACGGTGGATTCACGAATTGCATTTTGTAGCCACTGGCGAGATAAATCTGTGCGTATAGCATCGCTTAAAACGGCAGGGTTAGCCCCAGACCTTGATTGCTGGACAAGAGTATTTAAACCTTTAATATAAGGGTCAACCATTGTTTGCCAATAAGAATCTTCTTTAACCATCCCCTGCACAAAATTAGGAAGCACTCCAGCAACTTCATCTAAACCAGCACTTTTTAAAACTTGGTTACCGGCCAAAACATCTCCAGCTTCAAACAAAGCCTTAGCTTCAAGTATAGTTGCGTCTGCTCCAGGTTGAGCCAATCTAGCTATACTGTTTTCGCTAGGAGTAACAGCGTTTAAATACGTTTTTAAATTGGCTACATTACCGCCTTTAATTATCGTGCTAAGTTCGTCTAAATTCCTGCCACCTGTTTTAGCCTTAACATTTTTTAATATCATGTTGACAGCAGTATTGTTAAATTTTTCTTGGCCTTCACCATAAAAAGTATTAGCGCGCTTCCACAAAGTTAAGCCTTGTTTTACCTCGTCTAATTCTCCAGGACCTAAATACTCAACACGGTATTTAGGTTTAACACCTTCCCCAGCCGCCTTAGTCTGAACAACCCTGTATCCCTGACTAATTATTTCCTGTGTTTCGACAAGTTTATTTTGCAAAACAGACCCTAACGATTTTATTACTTTACCAACTTCAGCGGCGCCTTGGCTAGCTATTACCCCTGGGTCTTTCGCCGCTAATTCAAGAACAGATTTTAAGTTTTGCAAAGTTGATATATCAGCGCCACCTTCTGTTTGAATTCTTTTAACGGCGCTAAATATAGAACTTTCCGTTACAGGAATGCCTAAGCTAATAAATTTTTCTTCAAGAAATTTAATTTGATCTACAACAGGTGTTAAATCAAACTTAACACCGCTGGTTTTTAAAAGAGTGTCTGCATTTTTATACAAGGCATTAGAACTTGCTTGGAATAAAGCCGCAGAAACTTGAAGACCTTCGGAAAATTCTGTTGGCAATCCTTTTATAGGGCTAAAGTTTTTTTCTAAAGCTTTTAGCTGACCTGTAATAACGTCATCCAAGTTTCTTCTAGCAATTTTAAAAGCTTCTTCTGGATTCACTAATTTAGCATTTAACGTAGAGGCCAAAGCTTTTGCTTCAGCGTCAATTGCTGCGCTTCCGGCTTCTTGGGTAATTCTTCCTGCGCCCACATCTTCTAATATGTTTCTAATAAACTGAGAGTTTCTTGCTCCTGGAAAAGTTGGAGGCAGTACGTTTTCGGATAATGCTTGCGCTGTTCCAAGAATAGACTTTCCACTAGCAGCCGTTACTGTTGGGCTCGCTCCAGCAATAACTAACCCTCTCATATTGGATATAGCTTCTTCCTGAGCTAATTGCTTGCCTAATTTATCAGGGCTAGGGTACAACGTATTTTTAATTGCTTGTAATCCGGTGTCTGTTTCTCTACTTGCGGCAACACTTGCGGCAAGTTCTTCAGCTCTGGCCTGACTATACTTTGGCCCCGGCCCTTTAATTAATCTTGCAACACCGCCAACAATAGCTCTTCCAACACCTTCTCCAAGAGCGTTAATAACTCCTTCTTTGGCAATTTTACCCATAACATCGCCAAGAGACTGCTTGTTAAGCCCTTGAAAATAATCTATTGCCTCATCGCCGGCAGAAAAAGCAGCCGCAGTTGCGCCAACTCCTGCCATACCAATTAAAATAGGAGCGCCGGCCAAAATTACACCAGCGGTAATGGCTCCCGCTAAAGGGGCTCCAGACTCTCCGGCAAAATCAAAAAAATCTCTGTCAGTAAAACCCGGCTTATCTGCGTACACTAGTCCTTGATCCGGAAGCCCTAGTTCCATTCTCACGTTTGGGTCTACTTTTG